ATTACAAAACGGAGATTTTTCAAGTTCTGTAAGTCAAAGAGAAGTTGCTTTTGGTATGGAACACTATGCGCAAAAGGCAGCGTTCTTTGAGCAAAGATTAATCAAATGGTTAATTAAGAATAAAAATCTTTTTCCTGAATTTATTTCGGAAACTAATCGTGATACTGATTTACGACCTATGATTGATTGTCACGGATGTAATGGATGTTGTCACGGTGAATGTAATTATGAACATGGTAATGGATATAACACTCAAATTTTAATATTGTGATAGATTTAAATCAAATTTTTTCAGTAATTAAGAAGCAAGGTGCTACAGGAGTTTTGGCTATTTGGCTTTATTACACACATTCGGACGTTCAAGATTTAAAACAACGTCTTTACGACTGTTATGGCAGAAATAATAACACGGCTACAAAATCAATTAATGACACTACTCATTTTGCTATTGTACCAAAAGATGAACTAATAGAAGTTGAATGAGTTACGATTGGCTAAAAGACGAAAAGTCCCCAAGATTATTAGTTCAGGCAGTTAAGTTAATTGGAACTAAAGAAATCGTAGGTAAAGAACACAACCCTACTATATTATTTTGGGCTAAAGAACTTAAACTTTCAAGCGTATATAATTCAGACGAGATACCTTGGTGCGGTTTATTTATTGCTTATTGTTGTCACGTAGCAGGATTAGACGTAGTAGACAAACCATTATGGGCGTTATCATGGGCAAACTGGGGAACAACTGTAACTGAACCAATGTTAGGCGATATATTAACGTTTAAAAGAAATGGTGGCGGACACGTTGGAATCTATGTTGGTGAAGACGATACACATTACCATGTGTTAAGTGGTAATCAGGGGAACGCAGTTAGTGTTTATCGTATAGATAAAAAAAGATTATTTAAAGCACGTAGAACGGCATGGAAGGTAGCACAACCCAGTAACGTTAGAAAGGTGCAATTAGAACCAAAAGGAGTAATAACAACAAATGAAGCATAATGGCAAAGAAAATTAAAATTCGACCTTGACATTGAAAACAACGCGTTGCTTTGTCCAAACCCTAACGAGTTCTATTCTCGTGCTTATTTAACAGCAGATGTTGCTGATACTTACCGTGCTTTGCCGGGTATTAAGTCAAAAACTAAATTAGCTAACGTTGCTTTCGGTTCAATCCTTAAAGCGTCAACTTGTAACTTCGAAGCACCAACTGATACTTTGGATGCTATCGAAATCGATGTTTGTGCTTTTTCTGCAATGGCTCAAATTTGTCAATTCGACTTGGAGCAGTCTTTTGTTGCTTTGCAAATGACTCAAGGTTCTAACGGTGACTTTACTGTTGCTTCTTTCATGAACTACTACTGGGGTGAAATGGCTAAGCAAATCAAAGAAGACATCGAATTAATCAGATGGCAAGGTGACACAGGAAGCGAGAATCCTTTGTTGGCGCTTTGTGACGGATACTTAGTTAAATTTTGTAATGACGGAAACTTGGCTTTCACTGGTGGTGGTGCTGTTGATTCAACAAACGTACTTGCTACATTAAATTCAGTTGTTGGTGGTTTACCTGCATCGGTTAGATTTAAGAAAACAGATTTAAGAATCCGTGTTTCTTCTAACGTTGCTGCTGCTTACGAATTGGCTGCTGCTGCTGGTAATACTTTGACTTATGTTACTGCTCCATTACAATCTACATACTTAGGAATTAAAGTTGTTGTTTGTGAAGGTATGCCTGATAACACAATCGTTGCTTCTTTGAAAGATGATTTAGTTTATGCATTCGACGCAGAAGGTGATTCTAAAGCATTGAAAGCAGTAAACTTGACTGATACAGTTGCTGAGCCGTACATCCGTACTCGTGCTAACGTAAAGGCTGGTTTCTATTATACTAATCCTTCTCAAATCGCTGTTTGGTCTGCTTGTTTTGACTAATTAGTAATTAATAAATAGGTTCGAGGGTGGTGCAATAAACGCCACCCTTTTTTGTAAAACATTTTAAAAAATATATATCTTATGTCGTGTGAAGCACTCGAAACCATTGTGAAAAGTTGTGATAACAACAGCGGTGGTATTTATAAAGTTTGGATAAACCAACAAGATGAGATTGATAGCGTAGATGTAAATACTACATTAGGCTGGACAATCGACCAAATTAACTTAGTAACACCAACTAACTTTACTGAGTTTGAAATTAGAAGAAATACAGGTTCTTACACTGAAGAAGCGGCTATCGACCTTGTAAATGGTTCTTCTTATTACACTCAAACAGTTTCTTTGATGTTCCATCGTCGTGACCAATCTAAGTCACAAGCGATTAAAGTATTAGGAGCAGGTCAGCAATATTTGGCTGTAATCGTTCAAGACGCTAACGGTAAATATTGGTATTTCCCTTTTATGCAATTAACTGCTGCTGCTGAAGGCTCAGGAACTGCCCGTGCTGATGGTTCTAAATATTCAGTTACTTTGACTGCTGAAAATGAGTTTTTGGCGTATGAAGTTACTGAAGCGGCTGTTTTGGCAGTAATCTAAAATTCTGTTTCTCCATAGAAAATGAGCATCCTTCGGGGTGCTTTTTTTTTAAACAAAAAGACGAACTAATTTAATATAGTTGTGATATACATAAACAAAGGCGAAGAAAATAATATTGTGTTGACTTTAAGCGAAGTTAGTTCTTTAAGTAATCCTTATTATTTATTCGTGTTTCAAAACGAAATGAACCCTGAATCAGACCCAATTTTATTCACTACGGCAGACATATCAACTTACCCTGAAAGATTTAATCAGTTTTTGTTGGATGAACCAGTAGATGTTGAATTGGTAAAAGGTCAGTATACATATTCGGTTTATGAATCATTAGTGCCACCAGTAACAATAGAAGATACAACAGGAATCATAATCGAAGAAGGTCGTATGGTTGTTTCAGGTGAAATTATTAATTCAATATACGATTAATGGCGTGGTATAACTTTTTTTCAAAACAAAATGAAGCAACGTCTGTTGAAGTTGTTGACGGCTATCATAGTTTTAGTACACCTTTTGCTAAGGTTGGTGGTGCAAATTTGTCACTACCTTATGTAAATGGGCGTTATCAGGTTGCTGGTTACATTCCTTTCGGACAAGACAACCTTTATCCTGAAATTTTAAATCAGATGTATTACACATCGCCTTTACATGGTGCAATTGTAGACTACAAAGTTAACGCAGTAATCGGTGGTGGTTTTAATATCGTTACGGATAAACTAAGCAACGAAGAAAAACTTGAATTATATGCTTTTGAAAAGAAGATTAAGTTAAAAAAGATTGCAACAATAGTTACAAAACAACTTATAATTCATTCACGGGTTTATTTCAAGTTGTGTTTTAATGATAAAGGAAAGTTAACAAAAATCGATAACCTATCGCCTGAGAAATTAAGACGTTCCAAAGATGGTAAAACTTACTTTATTTGTGAGGATTGGGCATCGAGAATAGATGTTGTTGAAATCACACCTTATCACCCGTTGAATAAAGAATACGAACAGTTATTTATTTATGAGTTACCTTGCATTGGTCAAGACTACTATCCATTACCGCAGTATTCAAGTGCTTTGAACTTTGCTTTTTTAAGTGGTGAACTTAGTTATTTAGCAAAATCAAACATTCAAAACGCTGTTTTCCCGTCTTTTGCTATGATGTTTCCTAAGCGTCCACAAAGCGAAGAGGAAAAGAATGTATTAAGACGAACAATTGACAAGTTAAAAGGTGCTGAAAACGCAGGAAAAGCAGTAGCATTTTTTGCTAATTCACCAGAGCAAATGCCGAAGATTGAAAGTTTGCCTACAAATTCAAACGACAAGTTATTTCAAGAAGCATCAGGGTTAAATACAGAACAGATTTGTTTTGCTCATACTATCGACCCAATATTAATGGGTGTTCGTACTTCAGGAAGTTTAGGTAACGGAAGCGACATAAAACAAGCGTATGTAATCTTTGAAAAGAACGTTGTAAAACCATTACGTGAGATTATTCAAGATATATTCAACGAATTATTAAAAATCGCTAAGGTTGAAGGTGAGTTAGTTATTAATAATTTTCAAATCATTAACGAAACTATCGTTGAAGTTGACGAAGATGCTTCAAAATTAGCCACTCGTTTAAGTTCATTAAATCCTGAATTATTAAACAAAGTTTTGGAAAATATGACAGCAGACGAAATTCGTTCTTTGGCATCTTTACCGCCTGTTAAACCTGAAACACCTGCATAATGCTTTACTTTA